AGCATGACCGTGCTGGCGAGGGACAAAAGCGGTTTACCTTGACCAAGGGGAACGGGTACGCGAGTGTGACGCCACAAGCGATAAACGGGTGAATAGGCTGATGAGAGACGTCAGGCATGACGGTAAACATGACCCGATAAATAAAGCAGCGTAACACATTACTAATGTGGACAGCCAACGGCTGAAGTATCAGGCATGACTCATCATCATCCCTATACGTAGCCCTTGCTATTGTCAAAAGAAAGAGAGGTGAAAAAAGATATTGAACATAATCCAAATAATGTATATAGTCCTACTGTATTTCCTAACCATCTAAAGGGGTAAATCATGAGTACACCAAAGTTGTGTATTGATTGCAAGCATCAGAAAGACCGTTCCTGCTATCACAGCTCTTACGTCATAGATTTAGTTGACGGCAAACGACTGTATGAAGCGTGCGCGATGATGCGTCTAGAACATTTTCCATGTAAGCCAGAAGCAATCTTGTTTGAACCAGTAGAGCCTGTCATCTATGACATAGGTGACCTATTTCCAGAAGTAAAATTTCCTAACTTGATAAGGACAGAGCAATGAATAACCAAGATGATTTCGCACCAGAAATACGCAATTCTGCGTGGTGGAGCGGTGACTCACGCAAAGCAGCCAACGGCAAAGGCAACGAAGCTGTCCTAGAGAAGCTAAACTTGAAGGAGCGGCCTGACTTGTCTCAAGTTGAAGCGGTACAAATGGGTCACGTTATGCAGCCGTTAATTGGCAGACTAGCGCAGGACAAATTGAAGATTGAATTAAAGGATGCAGACTATGCGCTTACACACTCCAAAGAAGGATGGTTACGTAGCCATTTCGATTTCATCTCTGCGGACGGTCAAACGCTGGTTGAAGCTAAAAACTACAATGCGGCGGTACGCAATAAGTTCGACGCGGAATCAGGGATTATTCCGGCTGCGGACATGGCGCAGCTTATCCATGAGGCGGCTTGTCATAATGTACAAAAAATTGTACTCGCCGTCTTGTTCGGAGGCCAAAACTTTGAAATATTTGAATTTTCAATTATGGAAGCTCAAAAAGAGGAACTAATCAAAGATATGGCTAAGTTTTGGGGTGCTGTAGCCACTAAAACCCCCCTAGAAGCCGAAGATACAGACCAGACCAAGCTCATCTATGCCCAAGACAATGGAACGTCTGTAGTGGCTATCTCGCAGATTGAGAAGGCAGCCGAAGCTCTGAAGCATATTAAGGAACAGCGCAAGATGCTAGAGGAGCAAGAAGACCGTCTGGCTACTGTCATTCAATCTCATATGGGCTTTTGTAGCGAATTGCTGACGTTTGACGGCAAGATTTTAGCTACGTGGAAAAACAGCAAGGCATCTGATAGATTTGACTCTAAGTTATTTCAATCAACGATGCCGGAGGTTTATGAGAAGTTTGTCACGAAAACGGCAGGTTCTCGCCGCTTCTTACTTAAATAATGGAGGATTTATGTACGCATTTCCTAACGTCCACAACCCTTTAACCGGAACCCAAGAGTCCGGCATGACCTTGCGGGATTACTTTGCTGCTGCTGCTCTTACAGGGATGCTTGCTGAAAATGGTGGCGGTGCCTTACATAACCAAGACCTAGCCGAATTTGCATACGCACTTGCAGATTCCATGATGATAGCGAGGGACAAATGACAGCCTTAGTACCGATTAATGAAATACGCGAGATGGCTGAAGTTGCATCTAAAAGCAAGATGTTCGGCTTTAAATCAACTGAGGAAGCAATGGCAATTATGTTGCTCTGTCAGGCTGAAAATATGCATCCTGCCATTGCAATGAGAGATTTTCATGTCATACAGGGACGTCCAGCATTGAAGGCTGACGCCATGTTAGGACGCTTTCAACAAGCTGGTGGTTCAGTCAAATGGGAGGAATACACCGATGAAAGAGTGGCTGGAACCTTTAGTCATCCTAATGGCGGCTCTGTTACTGTCGTTTGGACATTCGAGATGGCTAAGAAAATCGGGCTTACCGGCAAAGACAATTGGCGCAACTACGCCAGAGCCATGCTTAGAGCCAGATGCGTCAGCGAGGGCGTTAGAACAGTCTATCCGTCTTGCGTGGTCGGAGTTTACACGCCTGAAGAAGTCGAAACATTCAAGACGCCTAGCCCGACTGTCAAGGATATGGGCGAAGCGGAAATCGTTATTGAGGAACCGGTAAGCGAGTATCAACTATTCCTGCCTGACGGTAGTGTTTACGCTAATTGCACTGGCTGGCAAGACTACATAGAGCGTTATGTAGCCATGTTGGACGCTATCGAGAATTCGCCGAAGTTAAAGAAGGAAGAAAAGTCAGAAAAGCGAAAAACTTGGGAGGCGGGGAACGCTGATGCAATTAAGCGCATGGATGCTGTGACCAAGACACAATTTATAGCAGCCAAACAAGGTGTAGATACCTTTGCAGACTTGGAGGACGCTATTGAGTAATTTCAGGCATGGACAGCCCCAAAGCATCGGGGCATTTTTACCCAAAATTAAGGAGCCGCAAATGGCAGAAGCAAAAGAATATACAAAGTTCATCCCACAGGAATTAAAGGGACGTATTACGCACAACAAATACAAGCAAAAGGATACAGACCCTGATTTAAAAGGCACTCTCTGTGTCAAAGGTCAGATAGTGAACTTTGGTATTTGGAAGAATGATGGCCCTCATGGTGAGTATTTCAACATCAAGGTATCTGACCCTGATTGGAAGGATAAGCAGAAGGACGCTCAGTATCCGAAAGAGGTAACGCCAAAATCTAAGATGGCTGGCGACATTCCTTGGTAATGCACGTATGGCTTGAGTTGCCGTTCCCACCTTCAATGAATACTTATTGGAGGAACTTTAGAGGGAGAACTATTCTCTCAAAGAATGGACGGCAATTCAAATCAGACGTTCAAGACTACATAATTGAAAAAAACATTCCTAAGTTTGAGGACAAGAAATTGAAGATAACAATGATTTTGCGTCCTAGAGATAAGAGGAAAATTGACATCGACAACAGGATTAAAGCCGTCCTAGACAGCTTACAAGATGCTGGTGTTTTCGATGATGATTTTCAGGTTGACCACATTGAGATGATTCGAGGAGAACCAATCAAGGGTGGCCTTATACGGGTGCTGATTGAAGAATTGCCAGACCTCCGTCAACTGGAAGGCGAGTCCCTCTGAGGACAGTTAGGAACGGTACGGGGCACCGATTCCAGTAGCCCCACTAATTTAAAGGGATAAAAATGCAAACGAAATTAGACATAACCAAGGAACGCATAGAAAGCAAGGTTGAAAAAATACCTGAAGCTGGATGCTGGATTTGGATGGGTGCAACGCAAATCAGAGGTTACGGTGAGCTTATTTCTCACGGAAGAAAACACTTTGCTCACAGAGCTTCTTATCAAGCGTTTGTCGGACAAATACCTGAAGGCATGAATGTTTGTCATTCATGCGACAACGTGTATTGCGTCAATCCTGCTCACTTATTTCTAGGCACTCAAAAGCAAAATCTTGAGGATATGGCTAAGAAAAAAAGAAGCACTATTGGTGAGCGTAACCCAAGAGCAAAACTTACAAACGACGAAGTTGAAAGAATAAGGTTTGGAGTAAGTTTGGGAGTTTCTGACCCAATGTTGGCAACATTATTTAATGTTTCACGGCAAACAATTCAATCAATCAGAACTAAAAAAAGGTGGAAAAATGTCTAATAAACACTTGTTTGTGGCGAGTCCAATGTACGGAGGAATGTGTTTTGGCTTTTACACGCAATCGTGCTTACAGCTTCAAACGCTATGCAAGGACGCTGGCATGACTGTGAGCTTTTCTTACTTGTTTAATGAGTCTCTCATTCAACGCGCTAGAAATTTACTAGTGCATTACTTTTTAAAATCTAATGCTACGCATATGATGTTTATTGACGCCGATATTCGGTTCAATCCAAACGACATATTCCCGATGATGGAAGCCGACAAAGACATTATTTGTGGCATCTACCCAAAGAAGGAAATCAACTGGCAGACTGTCCGTAATGCGATTGATGCTGGTGTTACTAATGACCAGCTAAAACACCATACAGGCGCATTTGTGGTCAATCTGGTGGATTATCAAACTCAAGTAACAGTTCCAGTTAATCAGCCAGTTGAGATTTGGAACGGTGGCACGGGTTTCATGCTGATTAAGCGCGAAGTGTTTGAAGGTTTAATCGGCAAGGTTCCAATGTATTTGAATAACGTGCTGGACTTGCAAAACAACCAGAACGGCGAAACCATTCATGAGTTCTTTGCGACTCAGATTGAGGAAGAATCCAAGTTATTGCTGTCTGAGGATTACGACTTTTGCAAAAAGTCTAGAAATAACGGTTACAAGGTATGGGCTGCACCGTGGGTTCAGCTTGCTCACGTTGGAACCTACCCATTTGAAGGCCAGTTGCTACAAACGCCATGATGCGCGACAAGTATGCTCCCCATGTTGATTTTGGGGAGCTGTCAGGCTTACTTGGCAAGGTAGTGCCGTCTAATCTGGACATGGTTCTGGAGCGCAAGGAACACTTCTTGTTCGGCGAATGGAAGCGAGACGGGGAGAAGATAAGCAAAGGCCAAGAAATCCTCTTAAAAGCCCTCTCAAGGCTTCCTAAGACCACGGTTTTAGTGGTCTCTGGAGATACTGATAACGGAATGCGCGTAGGAAATTTTTGGCGCATCATGCCGGACGGCAGCTACGTCCAATCCGGCAAGGGTTTGATAGAGTTTAAGGACTACATAACCGAATGGTACTTAGTCTCTGACTTTACTTAAAGCCCCAAAAGTACAGGTCTTTAGCGTCTTCATTCGTGCTGAATTCGTAGTAATAGAACTGACCTAAGTCGCAATCCCTACGAATATCTTCTTCCGTTATGTTGCGGTAGTAATCGTGAGCCGTGAACGGGGAGTCCCAAGGGTTTGTTTTGGTAGTGCCATGCTCCGGTCTGCCGGTAGTAGCGCACGTAAAGAACACTAGCTTGGATGACATCCTAGCCATGTTGTTGAATATCCTAGCCCACTCAGGAGTATGCTCAAAGCACTCACAAGAGGCTACAACGTCAAAAGAACCATCGCTATAGGTTAAGTCTTCACCTTTAGCTACAACGTCCACACAATCACCTCTATCTAAGTCTACGCCGATATAGGTGCATTGCTCAAAAAAGTCTCTTATTGTGCCATTGACGTTCAAACTGCCCACTTCTAGGACAGACTTACGCACAAACATATCAGGAAAGCGTTCCTTAACGCTGGCTATAAAAGCCAGTTGTGCTGGATGTGACATAGTTATCCCCTATGATTTGATTAACGACGGCGACCTTTTCGTGCCGTCTTTGCTGCTCTTTTGAAGTTTGCTGCTGTCGGCGCACCTTTGCTGCCAACTTTTCTCATGCGCTCACCAGAACCCTTGGCTATGCGTCTGCGCTTGGCATGAATATTTGCGTATAAACCGTCACTCATCTACACCCCCAACGCCGTCTAGCTGCTTTACCTCTCTCACCCTTCCAGTTCTTAGACCTAGCGCAGAAAGACTTGTGCCGTGGTCCTGATTTGGTTGGAGCCTTTAAGTTACTGCCGGTAGCACGGTTGTACTTCTTGCGGCCTTTAGCGGTCAATCCACCGCCAGACCTGACAGAGAGCTTTTCACCCCTACCAACGGAAAGATTAGTTGATTTAGACATTGCGTTCAAAGTGAGGACAATCAACGAGGCTTTTAAAGTTTCCGCCCCAACGGTTCTTAGGATACAAAGATTCCCAATAAGCACCTAACGGAGCAAGAATCGCTTTGTCCCAAATGATTTTTCCGTCTTTGAAGAAGTTTAAGTCAATTGCACACCGCTTCAAATGAATACTGTTCATGGTCTTAGAGCGACCTGTTTTGAAGTAAATGGCTTGCTGTTCTGGTGTACGTGCTAACTCACCTCCAGTTACTACAAAGCCCTGCTCAGTAGCGTATTGAATGAGTTTGCAAGCGTCTAGCAAAAAAGCTGCTTGTTCTTGTGCGAGACTCATTTTTCCCCCTTGTTACGCAGCTCCATAACCTTTTCAACCGTCCTGCCGCCAAAATAAGCAGTCATCACTAACATACCCCATTGACCTAGCAATGAAACATACGATTCTTGGACGTTAATCCCTGCCGCACTTAAACCAGCAAACAGAAGGTACGCCGTCAAAATGTAAACCAAAGTCATGGGGCGAATGTTCTTAGACAACCAAGAATCAGACGCCATGTCAGCTTTCCAGCGGTCACTGACATTGTTTTCCTGATTAGCTTGTGCTTCTAGTAAAGCCTTGAGTTCTTCCTGTTCTATCTTTGCTTTCTCAATACCAAGCTCTAATAGTCTTTCTTCATGTTCGTATTGCAGTTGACGCAAACTCTCAATGTCAGCCGGTGTTGGGTTGTCAGGTATTTTTACACCCAACTTGTCCTCAACAATTTGCTTTCCTTTGGCTTGAATTGCACTAGAAAGTAGGGTCAGACCATTTTCAGCTAACGTGCCAAGTAAGGCACCAACAATAGGAATCATCTCTTAGCTCTTTCTTCCATTAGTTTGATGCGAACCTGTAAATCATGCAGGTCTTTGTAAATGTCTTCTTTTAGCTTGTGCCTAGCCTCTGCACTTAACGGACTGTCAGTTGGCACCCCTTGCGGCGTAATCAACGCTGGCATCTGGCCTTCAATCTTGGTCAGTCTGGTATTGAATGAGCCAACCTCGCCGAGAAGCCAAGCTAGGCTGGCAACCACTATCGGAATAATCGCCTTTAGTGCGTCAGCCCAACTCATTACAAGCCCTCACCCGGAGTTACGTAAATAGTTCCTGTGCCACTAGCAATAATGGCTGATACATACAACACGGCTGTATTTGTCGATTGTTTAGGCGCAGTAAAAATATTCGTTGCATTGTTATGCACAACAAAACCATAGGCAGGAGTTCCAGCCGTAGGAATAACAACGTCATCCGTACTAGCCGTGCCTAAACGAACAAATATTTCAGCCGCAGTTCCGTTATGAATCCTTACTTGATTAGCAGGGCTGTCAGACAGAATAGCAACTGTGTTTGCTGACGTTGTGACATTTATCCGAGTGGTTTTACCCATCGGTTGAAACGGAATGTTATTAGCCATTAGTACACCTTTGTGCCGCCACCTGTAGTTGGGCTGCGTTTAGTCTGCTCACCATTACCAAAATCCCAAACAGAAATAAAACCTGATGGCATCTTGTTCGTGTTGTTTTGACCGTCTCTGCTGCCGTCTCTTGGCAACTGTGGACGAACTGACTTAGCAACCTGCTGATTTACGTCACTAGGACGCTTGCACGGATTCTTTTCCATCATCTTTCCTTTCTTCAACCTTAACTAGAAGGTAACTGAATAGTACAAATATCGCTAGGGTTGTCACCCGTTCCCATTTCGGGTCCCACATTGTCCAACATCCTAAACCAAACGATGTCAGTAGTGCCAAAATCGTGATGAGCCGGTTTGAGATGACGCGCAAAGCAATAGTGACTAAAGTAACTCCGTCCATGAATATCCCCTAAATGTAAGAGATTCACAGTCTAATCCTTATCATCCTCATCGTCTACACCAAAGCCAGAACCCCACTCATCGTCCGACAACTTCAACTTAATTGCCTCCAGCTTTAACGCCCTATCCAAAACCTTTGTCTTGTCTGTAATGGACGCCATTGGGTCATTCATTACAGTAATTAACATTTGAGCAATTGCTGTCTCAAGTTCTGGATTTATCCCTTTTTGTTTCTTAGCCATTATTTACCTAGTAGCGTTGACATCGTATCAAACGGATTCGTAATGTAAGACAAACCCCTGGCAGCCTCTCCTGTTACCGCATTGGTTATCAAGCGAGTCAGCAACCTAGTCTTTTCTGGACCTTCAACCGTCTGGTTAATCCGGTTAATTTCTGCTTGCAGGTTAGCCAGTTGACGTCCAGACAGCAATCCGGTTGATTCCATTGCTGGACGTATGCGTAAGTTAAACGCCTCTACAGCAGCCCTTGGCGACCTAACCACAGCGTCAGCCATAACCTGACCTAACGCATCGCCAAACGCTTTCTTAGCTTTTGGGTCACTAGCAATAATAGGTCCGACTTCTTTCCACAAGCTAGGCTTGCCTTGCATAATCAACTGTTGAATACGTTCAGCAGGGAAAGCATCACCAAGAATCTGCTTCCTGATTTGTTCACCTTCAGCAGACAGCTTGCCAGCTTCACCGCGAAGTCTTGCGGCATCACGCTCTGCCTCTGTCATGCCTTTTTGAGCCGCACGTTCAGCTTCAGTCTCAATACGTCCTCTCTGACGCTCTACGGCTTTGCCTGACGCTCTAGCTTGAGCTTCTGCTTCTGATATAGCACCAGCAGCTTCACGACCTGCCGCTGTCTCTAATCTTGTTGCTTCAGCTTCTTGACGGCGAATAGCATCGGCTTCAGCTTTGCGTCCTTGAGCTTCTAATCTAGCCGCTTGCTTCTCTGCGTCTGATTCAATACGACGAGCTTGAGTTGCTGCTTTTTCAGGCAACCCTCTAGCTTCCGTGCGTAAAGCGGTTGACACTTTTTCACGACGTCCACCAACACGTTCAGCTTGAGCCATACGTTCAGCAGCGTCTTTTAGCTGTCTTTCAATAGCAGGGAACTGCGGCAACCAATCACGCCACTCACCAATCTTCTTCAACACTTGAGATGAATTAGCTGCCCGTAGTTGGTCAGCCACATAGCCTCTAGCAATCTTTTCAGCTTGTGATACATCACCGCCAAGTAATGTCACAAGGTCTTTGACGCCTGTCTCAGACTTAAAGAACTTGCTGCCAAGTGTTGCCGGGTCCGTAGCAAACCTAGCCATGTCAAATTCTTCTTTTCCGACAATGGCTTCACCGAGCTTGGTTTTGAACACTCTCAAAGGTTCAGAATCTTTACGGTACTGCTCTAAAAACTTACCAATACCGGGAGAAAACTCCCTTTGAATACCTTCAACCATGTCAGCCAGCTTACCGGCCTGTATTTGATTGATAGAGTCAAAACCTTCCGCTGGCAATCCGTATGAACGGTCACGCAAGAAACGACGTACTTGCTCAAGGCTTTCAAACTTAGCTGGCTGTCCAACAATTACACCTTCAACCTCTTTAACAGGGTCAAGAGCGTTTCGTATGCGTTGTAAAGGTGCCTTAATGTCAGACAACGTAGTGTCAGAAATTAATTTGTCTAATTCAGCCATGCCTTTTTTAAAGGCTTGCGTGTCTTTAGGTAACTGGCCTTGAGCTTCTTTAGTTGCAGCAAAAGAAAAAGCATCGCCTTTGTTCTTCTCAGCGTTTTTAGCCCGAACATCTTTTAACTTGTTAAAAATTGGCGTAACAGCGTCACGAATAGATGAGCCTGTTTGCGTAGGCGTTTGAGCCTCACCAACTCTAGTAAGTTGACCTGCTGCTTGCTCTGCTCTAGCTGTAGCTGTAGTTCTAGCCTTGCTTGCTACATCACGTAAACGATTAATCTTTTGGTTAGCGTCAGCAACTACTCTGTCGGCTTCAGACCTAGCGTTCTTCAACATATTCTGGACTTCAATTTCCTGAATCTGTCGCGTCTGTGGGCTTACAGCGTTCCTACGCATTTCTTCAGCTTTGGTTGCTGCGTTCTTTAAGATAGCGTCAGCACGTTGACGTCCTGCATCCGTTAAATCTTTGGCTGCTTTTTCAAACTGGCTTTGCAACGCAGATACTTTGTTAAGTGCTTGCTGTGTGCGTACCGTGTTAGCTGCTTGAGTTGCGTCAATTAAGTTTTGAGCTTGAGACTCAAGAGTTGCTGCTTGACGATTAAACTTATCAACAACCTGTTCAGCACCTTTCTCTAATGCGCTGTAAACAGTCTTAGCAAAGTCTTGTGTAGTTGCGCCACCGCGAATACGTTGAGCTACTTCTTCAATGTACTTGCGCTGAGATGGAGTTAGCTGTCTTTCGTCTATGCCAGCATCTTTAGCTAGAGCAGACACCAGCCCTTGCAAATCTGTTTTGGTCACAATGCCGGTCATGCCAACCAGCTTGCCAGCGGTGTATTTAACTAGGTTAGCTAGTTCAGGTGTTACAGCACCACCAGCTAAACGCCACAATTCTTCTTTGTATTTAGGTTGTTCGTAAGCCTGAGCAGTTTGACCGGCTACTTCTTCACCGGCACCAGACAACATACCCAATCCAACTTGAGCTAAACGTGAGCCTTTCATGCTGCTGCCAAGAGCCATCAAAGGAGGGCCAGCAGGAGCAGTCAAAGGAAACGCTGATGCAGCCATACCTGCAACTTGAGTTAATTCAGGAGCAAACGCACCAATAACGCCACCAGTTAAGGTTGATTCAGCAACGTCTTTAGCTCTGTCAAACAAACCCTTTTTCGGCTTTTCTGTTAAATCCATCCTTGGAGCAGCAGAAGTTTGGGAGGCGTCCCATTGAACTTTTTCTTCAGCAGGTTCCCATTGAATTTGTTCTTTAGCCATTATTTGTACTCCTTAGTCCCATCGGAATACTCAACTACGGTTTTACCTTCATTGGGTCCAGACGTAACTTTACCTTGACGAAGAACGGTTTTTCCAGAAGCTGGTGCTTGACCAGTATCAACAGGAAGGTCAACGCCACCCTGAGGTGTAGCCAAGTTTTCAAATTCTTTGCTAATGGTCATTTTTGAACCTCTAGCGGCATCAAGAACATTTTGAACACTAAATGGAATTGCTTTATTTACGTCGTTATAGTATTTGTTTACTTTAGCCGTCATTTGTTCATTCGCTCCGGGATGAGCAGAATACACATCAGCAAAGATTCCAAGTTCTTGTTTAAACCTAGCAAGGAACAATGCGCGACTAGCCATCGAATCGCCTTCTCTTGATATTTGTTGTTTGTATGCTTCAATCGAATGTTTAGCACCAGAGTTGGCATAACCGCCGCCCAAGGTACGGGCCATGTTTTGGTCAAGGCCAGCAACTAATTGAGCAAACATACGAGAGTCTTGGTCTGTCACTTTTCTAGCAAAAGCAGCAGTTAAACCATTCTTTATCGAATCTCCAGACTTACCAGCCAATTCAGCAAAGTTACTCATGACCGTTCCAGCAGAAAGCTGCGTGACATTAACTAAGTCTTGAGCGGCTTGAGAAAATGCTTCAGCCATATTGAACGCATAACGTATGTTTGCTGAACTACCCTGACCTTTAGGCTGTGATGCTTTTATTGCAGCTAAACGCTCACGTTGAGCATTATCTTCTCTGTGACGCCGTTCTCTGCCAGCTTCTAATCTGTCATCACGCTCCCTTTGTTCTTTTGCTCTGGCTTCATCTCTTATTCTTTGAGCTTCAGCTTTACGTTCTTCTCTTTTATCTCTAGCAGCCTCAGTTTCAGCAGTTTCTAAACTTTTACGAACGCCATCAAGATAAGTAAAGTAACGCTCAATACCTTGTTTCTCTAATATTTGCTTTCCTACTTGACCGCCGAGTTTGGCAACAGATTGAGCAGCTAAAGCAGAGGCTTCTTCACGGTTATAAGCTAATGCTTTGTAAGCACGGTCAGCATCTTTGTAAGCATCTTCAAGAACAGCTTTAGTTCTAGCCATTCCTTTATCAAATTCTGCTTTTTCTTTTTCCCATAAATCTTTGCGTCCTTGTTGCCAACCCTTCATCATCCCTGACATAGCGTTCAGAGAATTCATGGCTGACATTTTCCCTGTACCGCCCATAGCAACACCAATCACGCCAATTAAGCTAAACAAGGTTGCGATGCTCTGCATATTTTCTTGTGTTGGATGAAATTGTGGGTATGGAAACTTTTCTCGAATAAGGTCTAAATCAGCCTCAATGTTTTGAGATTGTTCTCTGCTTTGTCGAGCAATTTCTGCTTGAGCTGTTGCTTTATATTGTTCTCCGGCTTGTTGAGCTTCCATAATAGGAGCTTCAACTTGTTCTAATTTTCCAAGCTGTTTTTCTTGTTCAGCAGACGCTTCAGCAGAAGTTTTTAATTTTGCACGTTTAGAAGGAAATTCAGAAACAGTAGGAGTTCCACCTAAATTTGCATTAAGGGCAGACAACTCAGGAACTGGTGGCAACGTAAATGCTTTAGGTTGTTTAGCTAAAGCCTTTGCTTCAGGCATCATTGGGTCAGCCATTATTAACCTCTATATTGTTGAGGGTTGTAGCCGTATGTGCCACCACCAGCAATTTGAGCTAGTTGCGTGTAGAACTGTTGATTAGCTTGAGCAAGCTGCTGGTCAAGTTGCATACCCGTTCTAATAGCACCCAAAGCAATGTTGTCGCCAATTTGAGCAACCTGCAATCCAAGGTTGTACTGGTTTTGCAATAAGTTTTGACGCAACGCTTCTATCTGAGCTTGAGCTTGAGCAACTCCAACACCACCTCTAGATTCAATGCCTTGCATTAATTGCGCTCTTGCGGCTTGCAAAGATTGCTGTCCTTGTGGCGTCAACTCTCCAGACATTGCGGCACGTTGTAATTCTTGTCCTGTCTTTTGATACGGCGCACCCAAGTTCTTTTGCTCTTGAGTTGCTTGCTGTATTTGTTTAGCGGCTTCTTTGGATTGCTGTCTACCAAGAAGTGCGCCAGCTCCTGCGCCACCAATACGCAGAATGTCCGAGCCGGTTAAGCCTGTAGCGTCTTTAAATGCTTTTAAAGGGTCAGTTACGTATTTCTGTAATGCTGATGGGGCAGTACCAACAGGTCCTTCTCCTCTTTGCTTCATAAATTCTGCTTCGCCGGGACGTCTCCCATATAGAGCTTGACCAGCCATATAAGCGTCAGCAGGATTTCTCATAGCCTCATCAGCAGAACCTGAAGGAATATCAGCCATATCTCCATATTGCTGTTGCATTTGATAGAAGTAAGGGTCAATGTCAGATGGAGTTAATTGTTGTGCAGGGGCATTATAATCAACCGTAAATGGACTTACCGGAGCTGCTTTCTCGGCTTCTCTAGGAGCCTCAAAAGTTTGTATATCCCCGTAATCAGAACCATAAGAATACTGTTGAGGAATTTGATATGAAGGTGTTTCAAATACCGTTCTATCCATTGAATCATAATAACTATAGTCATCATAAAATTCCATCAATCCAGTTTCAGGATTAATTGTTCCGGCACCGCCAGCTTCTTTTAGTAAACTGACTTCTTTCGGAGTTATATGAGCGAGAATGGTGTCACCACCTCGACCTTTACCGGCAAGCATCTTAGCGATTGACTTTAAATCGCTAGTTTCCTGAATATCAGCCTTTAACAGCCGTGCTATTTTCTTGCTCATTTAAGCCTCCGAATCACCCATATATCGTAACGACCCTACGTTCCAACCTGCTTTCTTACCTTCTTCCTTATCGCCCCCAAACACCGGCGCACCAGCATCGCCGACACGTAATGCTTGACCTAAAGCCGAGCTTCCAACAGAAGACGCTGTTTGTGTTGGGCCAGTTGGCTGTGCTGTTGTTCCTGTGCCTGTGCCTGTAGGAACTGGAGCAGGAGCAGACAACGGACGATTACGTTGACCAAACAATGAGCTATATACTGTTGGAGCTAAAGCCTTTGAAAGAAGCTCTCTCTCCGTTGGCAAATCAACGTAATACTGTGGCTTCTCTAAATTTGAAGCAGCAGACATTCCAGTAGGAAACTCTTGTTCCGTTGTTAATCCTGTATCGCCTCTGGTTGCAAGCGTGCCACCAGTAGAGCGTTCTTCAACCGGAGCTGGACCGCCTTTAGGAGATATAAATTCAATAGCACCAGAAGTAAGTCCGGCAGTAACTCCGGATTGCGCTCCTATTGTTAGTGCATCACCTAATGATTTTCCTTTGCCTAAAGCAGTTAATGTTCCTTGTACAGATGAACCAGTAGAAGACGCAGCAATTTGACCAATAATTCTTGAATTGGAAGCAGATTTTGCCGCATCACCGGCTGCTCCTCCTGCTTTTTGTCCTATGTATGCAGTACCGGCAGAAATAGCAATATCTCTAACATTACCTCCGTTAGCCGCAGTTACTGCCGCGCTTGCAATAGTAGAAGCTGACGCAGCAGACAGTCCATAACCAGCAGGACCAAGAGCATAAGTCAAAGCAATTGTTTCTATAACTGGCAATGGATTTTTAATAATGTTTTTAACAGTATTTACAGCACCCCTGCCTACTTTTTCAACACTTTTTATAACTCTTTTCCCGGCACGGGATGCTTGACCAGAGGCTTTTCTCCAAGTTTTTCTTGTGTATCCGCCCATGTTAGAACTCCACCATGCCAATCATTTCTGGAGTAACTCCGTCTTCCATTAAACCGCCAGAAGGAGACATACTTACGTTTCGTCCAGACATTTTTATAGCTTTAATAATTTGTGGATTATTAATATCAAATTTTGCTGATTTGAACCCACACTTTTTCATAGCGTCACAAAATTGCTTTAAACTATTAATTAAATCTCTTGGTGAATCAGCAGTTTCCATACTTACGTCAACTGTGCCATCTCTATTGTTGTTGTAGATAAATAAACTGTTGTTGGCCCTCATCACTCTAAAGTCAGGGTCGTTATTTACTAAATCAGCTAAGGTGTTGTACAAACCAATTGCTTCTTCTTTGTTTTCAGAAACCGATTCTAAAATCTGAATCACATCCATCGGCTCTGCTGGCTGACGTTGCTTTCTCACCTGCTCCATAACTGGTTGATTTTTTTGAAACTCAGAAACCTGATTTTTTTGGGGGACGGGGAGCATTTTTAGAGTCCTAAAGAAGCGGCAATTTGTTCATGAATAAATAAATGGCTGGCTACCCAATCGTAAAAATCAGACTCATTATTGAAGTCAACGTCCAACATATTGAACGGATTATTCAATCCTAAGAGGCTTGCAAACGATTGATGCTCGACTTGGTGAGCCAATAACCAGTCATCTAGGTTGTCTGTTTGAGCGTCCATAATGGGGTAAATAGGCACTGAAATGCCGCTATCCATGAATGTTTCTTGGAATAGCTTATGTTGCAACCCATTTTCAAACAAAAACTCTCCCAAGGAATCATTGTTCCCGTATTCAACAATGGAGAGAGCGTTCATATCCATTACTTGTCTGCCTTGTTATCTAAGCGGTCAAATATCTTGCTTAACATTCCTTTAATTTCAGTAATGTCTGTTTTGTAATCATCTTTGCTTACGTAAATGTGCGGCATATCACGAATATCATCATCTAAACGATTAAGCGTTCTTGTAATGTTGTTTAGCGTCCAGCCGCCAAAAAAAGCAGCTATGCCAACTACTAAATTAAACAAAAATTGCCCGTCCATTTAAACTCCGTAAAACTGTGCAATATTAAAAAAACTCTAAAAAGTTACCGTAGTTAATAATAACTGGAGCTACATACGTATACGTAAAAACAATTAATCCGCCGCCAGAAGAATCAACTCCATTTCGCGCCCCAAATCCTTGGGAACCGCCAGATACGTATCCACTAAGGGTGCTATTAAGGCGCGAACGTCCACCCGCACCACCAGCAACACCGTACACATTTCCTGTTGTAGTAGTCCAAATATTTTCAACCCCGCCGCATCCAGCAAGAAGAAGTATGCTATTTGTTGTATTAACCGAACCACCACCGCCGCCAGCACCGTTTGTGCCGTTAGTTGCATTTATTGTTACATTTGCTCCAGAACCAGCACCAGAACCTAACCTATTATTTCCACCTGCTCCGCCAATACGTGAAGCATAACTTCCTGAGGCAGCACCAGCTGACCCGCCATTTGTTGCACCACCACCACCACCAATACCATTGTTACTAGATACATTGCCTGTTCCTCCATTGGCACCGGCTCCATTGGGGCCAGCCGCGCCACCGTTACCAGCAACATTAATCGTTACGGCTGCGTTACCGCCTGAAGCTGCCGTTGAACCAAAAGAAGAACCGGCAGCACCGCCTGTTGTTGTAATCGTTCCTTTTGCTAATACCGTATTAGTTGCTGATGATGGTTTGCCTGACGATGGATTAACCCACGTATCAGGGTCAGCGCTAGTTACGGTTGAGCCAGCATTTAAATATAATGGGCCGCCCGGAGTCAACGTCAATGTTCTAGTTGCGTAAGCACCGCCGCCCATAGTTATATTTGTTGGATTTGATGCCCCAACACATTCAACTTTTAAGCTGCTAACACCATAAGGTATGTACCAATACCCTAAATAAGCATATACGTTATTGTTTACTGTAGTTATAAAAGGAGCTGCGTCAACAAAACTTGCTGACGCGCTTCCTGTAGTATAGGTAAGGACAATTAATCCTTGAGAACTAGCACTTGTTCCTACATCAGATGTTCTACAAGCACCACCGCCGTATCCTTGACCACCAGTTTGGTTTACTATATTATTACCGCCGCCACCACCGCATGGCCCCCATTGCACACCAGCAAAATCAGTCCATATTAAATCTGGGCCACCAGAGCCAGCGGAAGTGGACGGAAAAATAGCTCCACCACCACCACCACCATTTGAACCATTACCAGATGCACCGCCGCCAGAACCTCCGCGACCGTTACCGCCAGTAGTTCCAGAACCAGTGCTACCACCATTTGCGCCGCCACCACCGTTATCAGGGAAAGCTCCCGCACTTGCTCCAGCACCATTTGGCCCAGCTGCACCACCGCCACCGCCATATACATCAGGAGGTCCTGAAACATAAGTACCGCCATTTCCACCTGAATATTTAACATCACCGACACCAGCTGAAGATTGTCCTCCGGGAGCTAGGTCTACGAGAGATGTTACTGGCGTTCCTGCTTTAGCCAAACAACCATCAGTAGTAGAAGTTGGTGCTACGTTAGATGTTTTGTTAAACCATGTATCAACACCAGAATTACCTACTTGAATATATACAGTCTGTAGCGGATTAACTGAAATTGCAGTTGTTTTAGAATACGCACCACCACCTGAATTGGCTTGACCACCGGCACCAACACATTCGACTTGCAAAGTACCGCCCGATGGAAAATCCGCTGGTATCAAAAATGAACCAGTTCCAGTAGGGATAGCAATGACTGTCGTTGGCATTTTTTAAGCCTGTACAGTTACAGCAACAACGTCCCATCGGGTGTTAGTTGCGTTATATATAGAACCAACATATATGGTTTTACTTGCCGTAGTTGTGGTCGGCAAAGTTACTCCAATATTTGTATACGTTGCGTTCCAAGTTACTGAGTAAGAACTTGTGTTGCCAGTTATTCTTATTATTAATTTATTGCCGTCTACTGGAACGCCAGTAGGAGCAGCAATAGTTAAAGCCTTGTCTTGAGCAGTCAGATTATATTGGTCATACGACGAAATATCTGGTGTTAATGTTGTTGCGTTTGCTGCGCTTAAAAAACGAGGATTAATTCGTTTATTTGTTAATGTTTCTGCGCCGGTATACGTAGTAATATTTGCAGCAACAAAAGATGTATTCCCTGTGCCGCCATTAGCTATATTTAAAACACCGCTCAAAACAACATTGCCGTTTGATGCTGTGTTAGGAGTTAATCCGGTAGTTCCACCACTAATAGTAACAACACCAGAACCACCTCCACTAGAAACGCTACCCGCTGTCTTTAACATGACTACTCCTTATAGGCCATCGCCGGGCGTAATGTAAATTGTTGCATTGCCACTAGCGGTTATGCCAGTAAAGTAAGCGTTTGGCACAAACGTCAAAATCTCATCCGTGCTTGGCAAGAGAGGAAACGACGGGCCCGTAGTAGTCACAACATTCGCATTAGTTGTTGCGTTAGCCGCATCTTGACCATAGCCAAGAAACACTGTTACAGAGCCATTGTTGATGACACGATACTGGTTGCCACCCAATGTAGTAGAAACGCATTGAACGGGCGTAGGAGCCGCTACGTTAGCCGTAAACGCTACTGTATTGCCGGTTTTTGTAAACGCATTAAGACCCATTTGTTATCTCCGTCCATGATGTTGTTTGTTCATCCCATAAATATGCTTTTCCATCTATAGGCATAGGAATTGGTGGTTGCCATAAAAAGTTACTGTCTAGCATCCAGCTTTGATACGGCTGCGGAGAAACAAAAGCATCTATATCTTCACGGTATGTATAGCCAATTCCAGCATAATTTCCTCGGAATGGTGTTCCACCATTTCTGTGAACATTTCCTACCGTGTTATAACTTGTACGTTTACATACTTGACCTTGAAACTCGCCATACCATTGTTCCCAATCAATGCCGTCTTCACCCTCATTTTTACCGGGGATTACTCCAGTAACAATATTATTTTCATCAAGAAATGCGTAATAAGCCATGTCAATCACCAAGAAATATTTCCGGTTCCAGCCGTAAACGTATAAATAGTATTTCCACCGCTAGTAGTTTTTGTATAGGTTAATCCAACAGCAATTGAAGCCAAATCAGAATTTGTTGATGGATAGGCAATAATTACAACGCCAGAACCTCCATTTGCACCAATAGCGTTAGAACCAGTATTACAACTTCCTCCACCACCGCCACCGCCAGTGTTTGCATCTCCATCATCTCTAGCGGTTGGGTCTTTTGTTCCGTTACCACCGCCACCAGTGCCGCCATTTCCATTTGTGGTTCCACCAGTGCTGGTAGCACCACCACCACCTCCGGCATAAGTTACCGATGAACCAGTAATTGATGATGCAGTTCCATTTCCGCCATTGCCGCCAATAGTTGAAGCACCGTCAGAACCTACAGCACTAGCACCACCGCCGCCGCCAGCACCTAAAGCACCATTACCGCCAGCACTACCTTGACTTGGACTTGTGCTAGGAGTATTTCCTGCTCCAGCCGTACCAGACCTTGTTCCACCGCCGCCAGAGCCACCAGCTACGCCATTGTTGTCAACAGCATTTTGACCTTTTGCGCCACCGCCACCACCAGCAGAAGTGATTGTGCTAAAAACAGATGCGTTTCCACTGCTTCCAGTAGCAGCAGATACGGCAGCTCCACCAGCACCTACTGTGACTGTATAGTTTGTGCTAGGCGTAACGCTAAATCCTGTTCCCGTTCTAAAACCACCCGCACCACCACCACCACCACCAGAACTATTAGAACCATTGTCTAATCGACCGCCACCAGCTCCACCGCCAGCAACCACTAAGTAATCAACAGCAGAAGGAGCGGCTCCTCCTTTTTTGTATGACGCTATAAGTGATTGAAGTATTCCACTCATTAGGTCAACCCGTTACCAGAAATAATCCAAGTAGTAGAAGTCATCTTTACAGCAGTTGCTATTCCATACTGAGCAAGCGTTCTATTGCCTGTAGTACCAGCAGAAGACAAATACATCGTGTCAGTGGTAACGGAAATAGTTACCGCATTAGCAGACATATTAATAAACGTAATAGCCGCACCTAAACCAAATGCTACGTTAGAGTTGGCTGGTATTGTGTACGTTGCAGCAGCTTGTCCGGTAGGGTGATACAAATGCCTACCACTATCTGCTAACACTACGTTGTAACTAGCGTTTTGTGAGTTTTGAGGAATCGAAAGATAACCAACAGTATTGCTGCCGTCTACCGTGCAATTTCCAATAGTAATGTTGCTTAACGTAGTAACAGTATTTCCAAGTTGAATGGATGTGTTACCAAGAGTTATAGTTGAAGCAAAGTTGCTGTCTAATTGCGACAACGGAATAGCCGATGTAGCCGTAGCAAAAGTATATGGAACCGTCATCTTAGAACCTCACTCGCAATTCATGTTCGTATTCAAAACCGTTGTAAACAATTCCGGGACCGGATGATGTAACGGTCATACCTAAATATTTTCCGTATTGTTTTGCGTCTGTTTTATATAAAGTGTAACCACCTGTACCGCCAGACCAAGGTATTTCAACACTGCTATTGTTTGTCCAAGGAATAATAGTAGAAAAATTATTAATCCATTCAATAGTTGTTCCCAAAGAAACGCTATTGCTTGAACCAGTTTCGGAATCTATCGTTACATTAATAGTTGCCGCATTTTGCAATGTGGCTTCAATACCAATCTTTAACGCTTGCTTGGTCCGAATTGGGTCTTTCATTGGGTTCAAAGAAGTCTGAACATAACTGTTTATTGATGCCGTTGTGTTCGCGTACATCTTCACGCATGAAGTACCATCGGTTCCGTACAGAGTAATCCTTCCACCGACCGGAACAGATACTACATTTTTTAAACTGTTTCCCGCGCTTGTGAAGAACCATTTCTTTTCAAAAAATATAGCTTGTATGTATCTGTTATCACTAGATGTTCCTAAACCACCCGTGTATCTAAAATTAAACGCAGAACACAAGATGTTATTTAAAAGAACCTGACCGCCAGTAGTAGTGCCAGTAGTAAAGTCAACATTAGGAAATATGCCGTCCAAAGAGTCAGAAATCTTTGACGTCGTAGAGCCAACAAGCGCATAAACACCGTAATCATTCATAAACAGCACAGAACGGAAGTACGGGAAAATGGCATACGCCAATTTAGTACCTACCGATGCGCTGACGTTAGTGTTAGTAAATAAGGTAAGACCAGAAGACGTAACACGAACATCAGAAAACACGTTGATGCTATCGTCGCCAAAAATGTATAAAAAGTTATTAGCTGACAATAACTGAATAATGTTTCCGTGCAATGTAGCGTCTGTTAAAGACACACCACCCGCAGACACCGTCACAAAGTCATTGTACGAACCTGCCGCTGAATAATAAATAGTCCTGCCGTTAGCTATCCAAACACGACCAGAGAACGACTGAATAGCAGAATTGGTTCCTGTGTTAATGATGGCTTTAGCCGTAGCGTTAGAACCGCCACCGCCAGTAATAGCTACGGTGATGTTTGCTTGGTTTGTATAATTAGAACCATTGTTTGTCATTACGACTTGAGTAACAATGTTTCCAGCAATAATTGCTTGACCGGCTGCGTTTGTTCCACCGCCACCAGTAATGGTTACAACAATGTTAGAAGCATTTGTATATCCAGTTCCAGTGTTAGTTACCAAAACCGATACAGTTCCTTGAGCAAAGGTTGTTGTGGAAGCCACCGCATTTGCATTAGCTCCACCGCCACCGTTAAAAGTTACCGTTGGAGAAGACGTATAACCAGAGCCAGTTTCGGTCAAAGTTATAGAAGAAACGGCATTAGCTGTAATCGTAGCAACGGCTGTAGCTTGTATTCCGTTTGTCTGATTTGGTGCAGAAATAATTACTGCTGGAGCAGACGTATAACCTGTTCCGCCTCTAACTATACCTATGGTTCCCACAGAACCAATTGAAATTAAATTAACAGCATCCCACGTAAAGTAACCTTTAACTGGGTCAATAATCAAAACCCTGTCATTTTTCCACTGACTAATATTTATGCCGCCAGTAGTTGTAAATGTTCCAGCAGCAGCTAACGTGCCTTTGACATTGGTTGTCAGGTTTACGTATTCGCAGCTTCCATCATTTTGGAAAGCAATTAAATAATCAGTAATGCCAATGTTTGCTGAAAAGAAATTTACAACTGTATTAGAAAACGTAACGCTTCCAACAGCATCATAAGTAGGCGTAATCTTTAAATTGCCATAGCCAATAGGCATAGCATTTTCAAGCCAGAAGAATTCATCGTTATCAATAGCCGTGCGGTTAGCTTTCGTGTTGACGCCACGAAAGTTCTTAACGACTTCATACGATTTTTTTTGTTCTGCCGCTGCCATGACCTAGTACGCTCTAGAGTATGGGTCTGACATCCTTCTAGTGTAGATGGACGCCTGAACCGCTTGGATTTGTTGTTTGTACTGCCCTAAATAAATCTCAGCCTCACCAAACGACTGTTCATAATATTTAGCAAGATAAGCAGCGTAAAACTTGACGGTACTAGAAAACGGTTCGTTAATCGAATCAGCGTCAGATAGATTCACTAAATCTGTTGGCAAGATAACCGTATCTAAGTCAATTACATAAGCTATGTCAGGAACGGGTCCAATATATATTTGAGATTGCCCATAAATACTAAAGGCAACCGGCGTTCCGATGCGGTTCTGCCAATAACGCAACTGTGCGTTAAAGTCAGTCCAAGGCATATACCGCAACGGTATTCTGGAATTTCCCCAATAGAGATTAATGTTGATGACGTCTAGAGTTAAGTTTCCAGACGGCAAGCAAGAATAATTAATTAATTCTGACGGACCGGCATACTGAACTGTAGCCGTGCCGCTAGTAAACGGTGTGCTAGGTGGGTAAACATTGTTTGCGGAAGGATAATTAGGAGCATCACTTAAAACACCGCCAACAGTTACCGCATAAATAAAGATATTGGAAAATACGTAATCACCCGCACTTACAGTTAAGCCGGATG